TCTAACGGCAAATCGCGAAGCTAGTCTCTTTAGGTTGCCCTCTGAAACTGGGATTTGGCGCTTGTTCAAATAGTCTACCATCTTGGTGGCAATCGAAGTTGCCGCGTCCTGTGGGAGTCCGAGGTCTTGAATAACTGCTATGAGTGGCTCTTCCTGTTCTGCGTTGGAGTTTGTGATAGAGAGGGGGGTCTCTGGGGGGAGCTTCTCTCCGCCGCCGGTGGGATCTGCTTCTCCCTCTTCTCCTTCGCCTTCATCTTCCAGCTTCTCTTTTTCTTCTTCAAGCTCGACTTCATTTTCAGCAACCTCAAGTGCATCCTCGATGTTCTCTTCTGGATCTCCGGTCTGGAATTGTCCTAGCACGGCACGAACTATATCTTGCTGAAGTTGTGGTAAATCTTCCAGCTTTTGCTCGCCGCTGGCAACTGCCACGAAGGCTGCTGCGTTCTCAGCGCCGATGGCATCCTCTAGGGCGCCCCCAACCTGCTGAACAACTTGCGGCTGCTGCTGCAATTGCTGAGCGCCGGCTTGGGCGTAGGTGTTCTGCATTTGTCCATAGCCTTGGTTGGCTGCTTTAAAGTTTCCTTGCCCTACTGACTGTGCGACACCAGATGCTTGCGCAGCGCGTTCGCCTGAATAGGGAGCCGCCTTGGCGGGATCGACCGGGTCGAGCATTTTCACGAGCTTCTTTAACATTCCCTGTCGAGAAGAACCAAGGAGTCTCTTTCCGATCATTAGGGCACCTGCGCCAATCGCGAGTGGTGCGCCAATCGTTGCAAGCGTACCTAGAAGACCGCCGGCTGTTAAGGCACCGCCGCCAGTCAGCCACGTAGCCAAGCCCCCAACACCCTTTGCGGCGCCGGCTAGCATGCCGCCATATGCGGTAGCTCCAGCGCCCGCTGCGCTTCCTACGGCACCAGCCACGCCCGGTACCATTGCGCCGGCACCAACTGCGGCGCCGCCGAGTGCTGCCTGCTTCGCGCTAACTTCTTCTAATTCTTCTTCTTCTTTGAAGAACTTATAAGTTCGAGAGAGATCTTGGAGGAGCGCTTCTGTATATTGCTTCAATGTGACGATAATAGAATTGGACACCTCGACGGGCATTTGTCCGTTAAGTCCTGACTCCTTCACCGATTGATACATGAGCCCAAGAGATGTTACTCCCTTCTCAAACTTTTCAGAACTCTTGATGTTTGGAAACCCCGGATAATCCTTTTCGAATTGATCAAACATCTTCTTAACTGTCTTGTTGGATGCCTGATCCATGGCGCGCTTGAGCGTGCCGGTAATCTTTGTGCTGTGTTCGGGGTCTTTGCCTCCGATCATATTCTTAAGAGAGTCCCAGATGCCTTCATTGATGGCACCTTCGTTGATAGCCTTGGCTAATGCGTGCTCATCGAGGCGGCGCTGAACTCTTTCTTGAATAAGTTTCTTTACTTCCTTTTGGGATAGCTTGGTGGGCTTTTTACTCATTGTGGGTACTTCCTATAATATCATTTAGTAATCGATTAATTTTGTCTGCCTTGGTAAAAATATTAGGCAGACTTAAATCTTTGGCCTCTCTCATCATGAAAGCGCCCGGAGTCGATGGCTCCGATACAAAATCAAAACAGATTAATTGAAAGTCGTCTTCCACAATGGTGGCTCCCTGACTTTCGCTGACGGATCCCATTCCTCTGGATGAGATGCCAAGTTTAACTCCGGAGTCTACAAGAGAGCGGAGGATGTTTCCAGAGGGAGTGTCAAGAACCTTGACCTTGCCCATCACATCTTTGCCTTCGAACCACACATCTGTAACCATGTGGGAGGCATTTCTTAGGTTGATGACTGAATCTTCGGGGTGGTCGAGTTCGCCTAGGGCGCGGCGTTCACCGACTAACTTCTTATAGTTCTCGACCTCGCGCATTAAAACGCGGTGAGGATAGACGCGACCGTTTCCATTTTGCACATCAGACTTCTGCATAATTCCTGAAAGCATCATGCCGCCATCGGCAACAAAACGCTTCTCGGCTTCAGTGAGCAGGTCTTGACATACGCCGCCTTCGCATAATTCATAGTATTCTCGTAAAAGTACTTTAGCCATATCGTTATTCCTTTGCTGCCATGACGTCAGCCGGTGACGTGTCGTCTGCGTCATGTACGCCGGGTGGGTTTCTTTGTGCTTGCGTGGTTGTCATCATTTTAATAGTTCGGGACACGTCTGCAATTGCTCCCTGCAGCTGTCCCATACTTTTTTGAACTTGTGGTTCGTCCAGGATCCCTAACGCCTGTGCATTCTTGGCTAAATCTGCGTATGCGCCTCTCAAAGTTTGGTCCGACTTGCCTAATACTGTCGCGGCTTTTGCCATTTGGGCTTTTTGGGCTCCTTGCTTTTCAATCTCGGCTGCGTCAGCACCCATCTGTGCTGCAGCATCCTTCTCTCCTACGGCGCCTAGGGCGGCTCCGATTCCTTTTTTCTTCAGTGCTGACGCAGTACTACCCAATTTTGACATGGCGCCCTTGGCGTGTCCGGCGGCTTGTGTGGCGCCGCGGCCTACCCAGCGCCCAAAGTCGGCTATGGCGCCTTCGTCGATCTCTCCGCTTTTAACCATTGCGTCGAACTCTTCGAAGACCATTTGCCTCAATGCGGACTCTGTTATTGTAACTTGTTCCACAGCTAAGAACCCTTGCAGCAGTGTCTAACTGGCTGAAGCATCCACTTCTGTGTCCAAATGTTTGTATTCATATTTAACTCCGTTGTCTCCGAAAATCATATTAAGTATATATGAAGTTCCGGAAGATAGCCATCCTAAAAGAAAGAAATTAGCTACCGATACATCAAAATTAAATAGTTCTGTGAACGGAGAAAGCAACATTAAAAACCACCCCACGTGAAATCCTACACACATTGGGCACCGAAGCAGTGCTCCTATCTTTCCCGTCTTTGGTCGGCAGCGATCAAAAATCTTTCCGTAAACAATAATTTGAGTGAGCCCATAGGCGCACAAGATAAAGGCTAATAATTCCAAGTTAACTCCTACTCGAATGTATACATGTAATTTAATGAATAGGGATCGCGGATGTATCCCGTGCGAATTGAACCCTGATCTATTGACTGTGGAACTTCCCCAAGCTCGGTGGAATATTCCTTGTCGGGATGCACAAGCATATCGTCGTCCATGGAGACAATTGCTTCCATGTTCTCGAAATAAGGGCGCTCTTCATCAATAAACATCGAAACGTTAATCAGGGCCAACTTGGGTCCGCTTATAGTTTCTTCTAGAGGTTGTTGAATGGTCCCTTCAACGGCGCCGTAAAAAGAGCCGCCTTGAATTGATTCAGGCACCAAAATCCCCCTCTTGGTGAGGTGTGCCATCAATCGGTTCTGGGCGCCATAGACTAAATCATTCATGGTTTCTTTGGGAAAGACCGTCACCGTATTGTTCGTAGGAGATAAGACGATGTCGATGTCACCATGATCAAAAATCATCACATCCCCATTGAGAGACTGACGCGCTTGTAGTTCAAGCCGAACCTTTTTTTCGTTAGCCTTTTCGCCAATCTTAATTACGATTGCCATCTTCAAATACTTCCTTTACTAGTGATTGGGCTTTTAAAACCGTTAAGAGAACCTCTTCGCTAACGCTTTCGTTTTTGAATTCATCTAATTTTTGTACAACAGCTTTTGTTTTATCAACCATGGTTTCGTCGCTAGCGATACAATCTACCATTATGGCTTCTGTTAATTTCGTTTTAAGGCGCGAGATCTCTTCATTAAGAAACATCTTCAATTCTAAAGAGTTGTCCACGAAAGACGTGATGTAATAATTTAAAAGCTTCTTCTGTTCTTCTAGAAGACCAACATCGTATTTCGTGTTAAACTTTTTGATAAACGTTTCAACAACCACTGAGTCGATCTCCCCTGGTACTTCTTCCTCTGTGTCAGAAATCATTCCGTTAATGACCATGGTTTCCAAAAGAACCTTATCCTTGGGGGCAGTCGTTGGGGAAAACATTTGTGATATTGTTGCCAAGCTCTTATAATTCGGAACAAAGTTGCCAAACACTGCAGAATCTAGATCTTTGTTAATGTCACGAATAAGCTCCGTCTGATCATCAAACAGTTCTTGGGGATTAATTAAGCGTCGCTGTAGCGCTGCCTCTCGGACAATCCTCATGCAGTGCGGTGCAGCAATCCTTTGGTTTCCATAAAGAGAGCGGTAGCACTCAAGATCATGGCGAAGGCGAGTTCCTGGTTTAAAGTGTCTTTTAATTATTTTAACAATTTTGTTTTTGCGCTCGTTGTCCTTTTGCAGGATGGCAGATGTGCCCTCCCTTATCAGTGCCTCGTAAACAAACGCGGTATTACGCTTCTTGTTGTGTCTGATCTTCATCCTTTTGCTCCGTTAATAATTGATTCTTGTGTTCAAGCCCCTTAAGTAGGTTGCGAAGTGACTCGCTAACCTCAAAGAGTTTTATTTCTTCTTCATCTCCATCTAAATTATAAGTAGATTGATCAACCTCATAAATACCCTTCGCTAAACTAGGGATGGTGTTAATCTCTGACCCGGGAAACGTTGCTCTGTTGGAGGCACCACGCTTCTCATGATTGTATTGGGCATTATAATTGCGCGTGCGGGGTCCACTATTTTTCCTCTTATCACTCTTAACAGGGTGGTATACTTTTCCTTTTGCTCCGGGTGTAAGGCGCGGCGCATTTCGGGATCCCGGGGGTACCGCGAGAAGGGCGGACTCTTCGCCGCCAGCCTCGGCGGCGGGCATCTCTTCGGGTGCACCTTCCTCTGCTCCCATTTCAGCGTCCATATCCATTCCCATATCGGCGCCCATATCACCGCCCATGTCCATTCCTCCGCCTGCTCCTGCTGTTTCGGCTGCAGCGGCATCTTCTGCCACCTTCTGGAGCGCTGCGTCGTGCTTGCGGTCATAATACATCTCGCGCTGGTTACGGATAAACTCTTCATGGGAAAGCCCAAAGATGTTGTCGGCAACCCAAGCGCGGGAAAAATAACCCTCGGTGGCTGCGCCGGCAATATCAAACTTTGCTTTCCACTGTTCAATTTCTTGAAGCTCGGCAATTTTAGAGGGATTGTTGAGTGCCAAAGTGAAGCTTAAAAGATCATCTCCCCTGAAGCCCAAGGTGTAAAGGTGGATAATGCCGATCTTTTCTAACTCGGAAACAATAACCCTCTGTAGTCTCTGGATGGTTCTTGCAAAACGAATGTCCTTTTGCGCGAGTGTAGTCTTATCTTCGGCGGCTCCCTCTCCCATGGCTAGATAAGCTTGGGGGATCTTGAGTGCTGAAAAGAGTTTGTCGCGTAGGTACTTTACATCATCGATGGCTGTGGTATTTGAGCCGCCGGCGAGGTTGGTAATATCTGTTGCTGAGCCCGGACGTACAGGAATGAAGTAGTCTTCTTCAATGCTCATCGGATTATAACGTAGGTCTACGCGTCCGGACTGGGGATCAACGACTGAGTGTCGCTTGAGTTGAGTCTCAATCTTTTCCATATACTGTTCCACATCTTGGGGAGGAATAGCGCCCACATCAATCTTGAAGAGTCTTCGCTCAGAGGAACGAATCACCCGGTAAGCCATCATGGCATCTTCTACCAAAGTTAGCTGTCGGAATATTCGACGGCATGGATCTAAAACGGCAGTGCCATATGGAGCGTGTTTATCATTACCAAGAATTCTAAAGTGAGCCATCTGCCAATTTTCAAAAGTCATCCCACCAGAGTTCCACTGATACTGAACATAGTTAGGGTTCGTCGAGTCCTTTCCTTCGAGTCTCTCCACTTCAGAGGAAGGAAGCGCAATGACTGATTGTACACCGTACTTCTCGTCGATGTCCAGATAGAGAAAGAAGTCTCCATACTTACACATTGTGCGTGCCCAGCCAAATAAGTTATATTGAAGGCTCAAAATGTTTTCATACAGGACAGCTAGTACTGCTTTAATCTCTTCGTTCGGGCACCTGATATTAAGCATCGGCCGCAAATCGGAATACGTTGTCATTTCGTCGGCATAAATATCCAACGACGATGCGATCTCTGGGGTGTATTCCATCTGATCGAAATCGACATATCGCTCCACTCGGCGTTGATTCTGCATCGCGTTTGCTGCGATTGTGTCCAGGGGATTATAAAGAGACTTCTTAAAGTTCTGCCCAGATGCCGACTGAAACCGGCTGGAGAACTTGTCCAAATGCTGGCGTCGGATCTTTCTACCGGACTGTGATCGGTAATTAACAATCGGACCCGAGAAGAGTCGTGTTAACGCTCTAAATAAACCTGACTGAGCGTTGCGCGGATTTTTCGAATTTCTATAATCGTTGGGGGGCATTTATTTTCTCACTTTATAATCCATTTATATTGGCTATATAGCTTTTCTGCTTCTGACATTTTATCAAACAAGTCATCTTTTTTATAGCCTTGTTGTCCTTTTATTTGAGTATTCATAATTGTTCTCGATGTTAAAATTGCATCTACAAAGGCTTTTTTATAGTTAAGCTCTCTGGTGTTACTCTGTAATGCGGTGTCTCTAACCCAGCAAGCAATCGCAAGAGCCATAATCAAATCATCATGGTACCCTTTCATTGCTTGCGGTTTACCGTTCCTCCAAATAAATGTTTTCATCTCGTTAACTGTTCGAGAAGAATATATCTTAATTAGTTTGTTTCTGATGAATTCTTCAAGTTTTGCAACTATGAGGGGGCGTGTCTTGGAGGTGGTGGAAAATCCAGGAATAGCGTTGTGACGATATTCTCCTTCAAATTGTTCGATATATTCATGAGTTGATTTAATAGAATAATACAAATTTGGATACTCATATTCTATCAGCTTATCTAAAACTGTGTACCCTATATTGTTATTTTCTACTACGAGCATACAGTTTCCAAACTCTCTGCCAACTTGATTGAGCATGTTAGCATACATGTCGGGAGTTGCCTTGCCTTGGTACTCTCCGATACATTCTAGCGTTTCTAATTTTATAATGTGAAAGGCAGAATAGTCTGCTGCATCCCCACGGGCAACGTCAACAACCAGTAAATAATTACAGGTAGGATCGTACTCTTCCCAAATCCAAAAATTACGATCAAAGCCGGTGCGATATTTAGGCTCCTTCACAGTCGTAAGCAACCACTCCATGCACTCCGGATCAATGACGGTCTCGCCGGATGTATTGAAATTACACTTAAGCTCTTGTGCAATTTGGCGCTTCGACATGTTCTTGGTTTCTTTTTTATACCAGTCTTCATCTCTATCTGGGTGTACATCCCACTGGAGAGTTGTTAAATGAAAATTGTTTGCGGCTGCCTCTGCGTCAACGCATGTTTTGTGAAACCAATTCCCAACACCGTTGGGGGTGGAGAGCGCAATACAGCGCCCACCGGTGGACAACGTGGGATATAGCCCTGTCCAAAGTTCTTCAAGGTTTTCGATGTGAGCAGCCTCATCGAGCACTAAAAGCGACAGCGCTTCTGAACGTCCGGCATCCCCAGAAGTAGAAGCAGCTTTAATAGACGAACCATTTGAAAGTTCAAAAGATGTTCGGTTGTCCACGTCGATAGTTGAAATTTTGAGCCAGTCCGGAAGGTTTCGCATGACACTCTTTACTTTCTTTACAAGGTTTCCCGCTGTTGCGAACTTTGTTGCCATAACAAGAATTGCCTTGTCGCGATGGAACAACATCATCCAAACGATGTAACCTGCTGTAACCGTTGAGATTCCTAGCTGGCGCGCCTTGAGGATGACATTGAACCGATAATCATTAAAATCTTTAAGAAGCTCATCTTGAAAGTCATAGGTATCAAAAAGAATCAACCCGTGCATCGGGTGTGATATACGGGCATACGTGTTTAGAAAGTAAGAAGGATCCTTACCACATTTTAATATTTCTTTGACTCTCTGCTTTTTGTCTAACTGAAAACTCATACATCTTTCAATGCCGCAATAACTTCTTCACGATTTGCTAGTCCGCCTTCGCCATCTAAAACAATCATCTTTTCCATCCCATCGATCCACATCATATTAACAAGCTCCGCATCGGCTTTTTGTGCCAGTCCTTCTGGATCCAAGACATCGTATACTTCTCCCTCATCTTCCAAGTCGCGGTACTCGCCTTCGACTACTTCTTCTTCCTCGTCATCTCTGCTTCCGGGGATCCCAGCCATTGAATGGGATCCATACGAAAGTCCTGCCACTTCTAAAATCTTCTCAAAGGCTTTATTCCCAATGCGCTCGCGTAGGGGCCCCAAACTAATTGATGGTCTGCCTTCGGCGCCGGGATTGTAGAGCGTCTCTTCTCCTGGGTAATCTTCATCGCCGGGGCTAGACAACTCCACTCCTGGCAACTTCTCAAAAGCCATCTGAAATATCTCTGAGACCTCTTCTGGATCTCTGCCGTGGATCAATTCGCCGATGGTGGTAGCTATCTCGTCGGCACTCATTGGTTGGCGCGACCGGAAGGGGGTCTCCGCATCTGGATCAATTGGGTAAGTTTCACCGGAATCTACGACGCCTGTGAGTTCTTCCGGATCTTCCTCGGCGTGAGGCTTCTCCATGGGTTCTGTATCACCATGGTGTTTTGCGTATCGCGCGGGATCTCTTTCTTCGGGGGGCTTGTACTTGTCGCCCAATATCTTCTTAAGGAGGTCTTCCGCGGCATCATTGCCGGCGTGTCCTTCTTCAAGTAAATACTCTTCAAGAACAATGCGATAAAGATCATTGCGAGAAATATTCATGTTTACTTCTTCCGAGTATCGTTCTTCGGGCGCGTACCCAGACCACCTTGGTCCAAGAACGTTCGCCACTTGGTATCTACCGTATCCGCAGAGGGAGCTTCAAGCATCATTTCCTCATCAAGTCCGCCAACCTTATAATGCATCTGGGCAGTTACCCAAGTGCGTACTCGCGAAGAACTTTCTACGCGAACATTAATTTCGCCTTCTTTGACAAGGGTAACCGAATCTCCGGTGATCTTCTTATATTCCTTTTTCAGCCAGCCGGCAATACCTGAGAGTTGGTGTTCCATATCCTCTTCGAAATTGCCGCCGTATACTTCTTTAAGTTGAATTTCAGATTGGTAGCTAAGGCACATCATGTTGCCATAGAACTTCACATTAAAGCCGTCCATCACTCTCTGGTCAATGAGGGCATCACCTTCTTCTCTTCGGAGGATACCGGGCTTCGCTGGCTCGTAATCTTCTCCGAGCGCGCCGTCATATGCGTTCGCGGCAGCTTGTCCTAATCCTTGTATAATTTCGTAAACTGTTGCCATTATTTAGTGTCCTCTTTAATTTGCGGTCTCCAACCTTTTAACCATCTATCTTCTCTGCCTTCAACGTATTGAGTGTAGCAGGTATTGCAACAATCAAACTTCAAAAGACAAACATCATCCATTGATCTCTTTGGAAAAGTTCCGCAGACAGGACATGTTCTAGAAGATTCTCTATTAAGTAGTTTTTTTGTAACCTTTATACCATTAACGTCGATTTTATCTTGCCAGCCTTCATTTTGAAAAGATTTTAAATACAGTTCTCTGGCTTGGGTTATATATTCTTGCTCTTTATTTTCGTCCCAATTGGCATTCGGATTCGCTATAGCCTCGTGGCCAAACTTTTCAGCTATGGCTTTTTCAACAGCGGCAATCTGATTTAAATCTTTATCTTTCATCGAATACTCTATATGCTCCGTAGGTTGCGGCTGACCCAACCACCAATCCGCCAACAAACCACCATGTCTTATTACGCGGGGATGTCTTCTTAAGAGATTTAACTAGTGCTTGAATTTCTTTATCCTTATGCTCAATAAACAAATCATACTCTTGAGTGAGTGCTTTATGTTCTATCTTGAGAGTTTCTATATCGTAGCGGTGAAGCTCAGCTTGTTTGCTTAGTTCATATTTAACCACGTTATCACAAGCATATTGAAACCGATCATATCCCGAGAGCACTTCTGATATTGCCTGCTTGTTAAACAAGACTCCTTCAAACGGCGCACACTCATGTTGTCCCAAGATAGTAAACTGTCCCGTCTCTGCTTGAGCCGGTGGGGCAACCATAAGCAATAAATTAAGGAGAAACATATTCCAACCCAAGAGTGGTCTCTATGTCTGTAATTAGTCCTGCTTTGTCTTCAGTGAATTTTCTTGCGTATTCTCGCGTCTTCTTGTTACGCTCTACTTCAAGTTCTGCTAATGTTCTTTCGTAGTCTTCTTCGATGTTTGCTATCGATTCCAAAAAGCTTTCCATCAGTAGCTGCTTTTCTTCGATCTCTTTCTTATGAATCTCTTTGAGCCCTTTAACTTGTGCCTCATTAGATTCAATCATCGTAGTGTATGCCGACTGCATGAGGTGGTAGTCATAACGAGTCTTCAACACCACAACGAGAAGGAGCAACACAATGAGTATTGCTTTCCAATTCTTTAGGGCAAATTCTAAAATACGCTTCTTAAGCATTGTGCCCCCGCAATCTAGCGATGCCATCGATAATCGTCTGACCTCCAATATAAATTGCTGAAATAATTACCCAGTCTTCGCTGGTAACATGTCCCGTAAATGTAAGTCCGGTTGCGGTTGCCCACACCATC